TTCATGTCTGCTTGCCCTATTAAGAAATTCTTAGCAAGGTATGCAAGACGTATTCCATGATCTGTTTTTAATTCCACACCTGTATCTTTATTCTCGCTATCTGTGGAATAGTATAGTGAGAGATTTTCAATACCCTTAAGTATAAGGGCTGCAGATTTTACACGGGTATAAACCCAGAACTGTATATCTGTATTATTAAGGATGATAGTCTTCCATGCTTGTGTATAAGTATCATTGAAGAAATCTCCGTCCCAGTGGATACGGAATAGTTTAGGGGCGCTTCGCTTGTTGCAGTCAATAATAAATTCATCTATCATTTCACTTAGCAACACCTGCATGGTGTCAAGGTCTGCGTCCTTTAGTAACTCCCAGTTATGTAATAGGTTTTTCTTTACTGTTGGGAATACTTTTTCCAATTTGCCTGCATAGCAAACACTTTCACAGACAGACGTTGCGCCAGGACATGAATAAGCCTTTCCTGCAGGTAATCCGAATGTGTTAGCGATTGTTGGGGTCTTTCCATTTGGTGAGACGGCATTAGTTACTTTCCTATCTTTGCTTCTGAGTAGTTTAGTCATGGTGGGCTTACTCGCTTTCTTTATTTAATTTTAGCATGAGGGACTGACAAATTTTTCTATTGTATTTTTTCTTATTGGGTACGGCAGAGGCAGCGTTAGACCTACGTAATTCCATAAGCCTACGTAATTCCTCTTTAGATTTCTTCATACTTAATTTTACCAAAATCGTGGGAAAATGTCAAATCTTACGTAAACACGACACGCCCGACCTCGTGTCGAAAATTTTGTGCGGGGGAAGCACACAAAATCTTTTTTAGTTATTCGTCACTATCTACATACACATAGAGAGAGACAAACTCATCATGCTGGAATTGAACAATGTTCTTTTCACCAAACTCATCCTTATAAGCGATAGCATAGTTGCTGCCTGTTTCATCAGATGCAATTCCAAGTACCTCAACGACCTCATCTTCAACCATGATTAAGTCTTCAATCATCAATTGATCTGGTGTTAAGTTATCTGCAAATTTTAATTCCATGTTAGTTATTGTAACAGTCATTTTAACGTCCTCCCGAAATTGCCATGATAGCGATTAGCATTAGTGCAAAAATAAAGAATGCTTCCATTATTCTAGCCCCAACCCTAATTCAAATCCTTCATCTTCATTGTAGTATTCAATGTTTTCAGGTAGCCATGCGTGTAGGTGGTGTTGCTCAATAATAGCCCATACAGGTGCAGCCGTGTTGCCCTTGTACAAAATACCCTCTGGCATCTCAACGGTTTCATCCCATAAATCTTCATTAGCAAAGTCAAGAGCCTGTATGCATACTGGCACCATGCTAAGAGGTACTGGTGGATAGTGATTACCTGTTAAGTGATAGCCAATAGCCTGTTCAAGGCTTATGTCAATATTTTCTGCTAAGTCCATCGCTGTATTCATTCCCATTATTTACTTACGACCTTTCGTCCTTCACGATAGAAAGTGCGGGTGTGCATCTTTCCACTTGGCTCAGATAAATTAACTGTTGCATACTCATCTGCAAATCCCCAATCAATGTGCTTATTAAACTCATCAACGGCACTTAGTGCATCTGCATAGCGACCCGTCCAATGTACTGGCTTGCTATCATAGGCTACTGTTACTGCGTATAGGTATTCATTTTCCATTATGCGTTCTCCTTAGTTTTCCAAAGTAAATCAATCTCGGTGTAGTCTGCCTCTGCGTTATTAGCAAGGTAGCAATTTAAGCAATACAACTCAGTAATAGATACTGCGTTTTCATTACATCTAATACATGTATCTTCCATTATCCTCTACTCCCTTGTGTAGGTCTGCAATCGTGTGCCTCTGTATAGTCAAATCCACAAAAGTAACAATCCATTTTCTCATCACAATTCTTGCAAAAATAAGTAAATTGCATCTCATCACAACAAAAGTGTATCGTGTCACTAATCTCGTAGTGTTGCGTTGTTTCAATTATCATTACGCACCAACCTTTACTGCGACAACCGCATAAAAATCTTTACCCCATGACTTGATGCTATCTCCGTGTTGAGGTCTAACACGAACACGATAGGCTTGAAAGTCTGAGCCATACCATGCGTCATGACTTTCTGCCTCTTGAATAATTCCGTCAATCTTGCGATTACGGGAACGATAGTATTTTCCTACTAGTAGGTTATCTATTGTATAGGTTAGTGCTGACATTTAGTCCGCCTTTCTTTTCTGTTAATTAACTTATTACTCTGTAATCCTATCATGGGAGGCTGACATTCCTCTACCTACTAGCAAGTAATTCCAAATATTGAGACGCTCAAGCCATGTGATAAATCTCACAAATCCTGGGCCTGTGGATAACTTACGTAACCTGTGGACGACACGCCCGAACGTGTCGAAAAAAATGAGCAGTTTAAATCATGCTCAGGATTTTATTTTATTTGTTGCGTTCATCTCGCAATGCGATTTGCAATCTGCGGATTTCTTTATGTTGTTCAATATTTTGTTTCCAAAATAAACACATTACGGTTAGAGATCCACCAAGAGCAATTACAATTGCAATAAGTGTTCCAGTATCTAGAATCATTTAGCCATCTCGCTTTCTTTATGACAAGCATTGAAAAACTTTACATGGTCAAATCTTTCGTTATCGCTTTCAAACATTAAAGAAAACTCATCAACCAAATCTTCAAAAAGTAATTGGTCACCAATTAAATCTTTGAATCCGTTTAAGATTTCAGCGGTTGCTACATAGTCTTTACGAGTCATCATTTAGTAAATCTCCACTTTCTCAACGTCTGCGACATTATCTAAGCGCCATGTACTGTTTACAATTTCAATAACCTTTTCAATTGAGTGGGCTTCATACGCAGGGTATGAAACCTCACCGCTTGAGTTACGCACTGAAAGTTTTACGCCGTTCATTAGTTGGCCACCTTTAGAATTGCATAAGAGCCATTTGCATTTATTTCATCTAGTGCAGGCTGAATGCGTGGGGCAAGCAATTCCTTGAGCATTGACTCAAGCATTTGAGTACGCATTAACTCTGGAAGTGCAAGCAGGCTCATTCCTACTGGATGAGTTTCGTCTACCACTGTGACGAAGTGAAGGGAGTGTTTAATTTCTACTGTCATTTATTTATTTCCTATTCTTTAGTTTGAGTTTATTAGTGTGTTAGTACCACGAAGAGTACCACGAATACCAAGAGTATCGCAAGCGACTTTAACAGATACGCCAACAGGTAATTGTGTTGGGTAAGTGTTGATGAATTGAGCAACCTGACCTTTAGAGGATAGGTTGATTTTTTTAGTGGAACCTGAAAAGGTTTCTAGTGTTACAGTGTAAGTCATTTAGTGACTTCCTTTCTTTAAGTGATAGGACTATCCTATCACGGGGGGCTGACAAATTAAGGCATTTATTCGCTAGGCTCACTGTGATACTGGTCACATTTATTTGCTAGGCTCATTGCCTTATCTGTCCTTATTTAATTGTTATACTAGAAGTATAGCAAAGAAATGTCAAAAAGTCAAATCCTGCATCGGCGTGTCGTGTGTGAGATACACCACATTTGCCCTGTGTATAACCCTGTGGATAACTTTTGTCGAAATTTTGACGGGCTAAATAAATAACCCGCCAAGATCTAATTTACAAAGAGTAAAGAAAACCAAATACAATCATAGCAATTAGAATAACTAACAATTTATTTTTCCTCAATTTCATTTAGTAATTCCCAAAGTACTGGCTCTAACTCTAACGCCACTGCGTCAAGTTTTTCTTGAAGTGTTTTCATTCTGCAATCTCCAATTCATTTATGTCAGCGACATAGACATTATCTTTATTTATTCCGTATTTTAATTGGAATTGAAATACATCAATAGCCTCATCATAGGATTCAGCCTCAACAGTTATGAAAGCATTAAACTCATAGTTATTCATTATTTAACCTCCTTGTATAGGTAATCCCATGCCTTACGGCATAGAATGATAGATTGGCAGTTATCACAACAGATAACGCCATGAGGATTAAGGTCAATGTCATAGACATCAACCATTGCAGTAGTTGCTCCACATACGGAGCGAAGGGGTGCGAATGTACTCATTTATTTAACCTTTCTAGTAGAGATACATACATCATGCATACATGTACCGCTAGGTATGCACATGTCGTGTATAGTGTCGGGGGCTAAGATGACCTGACCGCATTGGCAGAGGTTCATCATTCCTTTAGGGTAATCGCTAACAGTAGCGAGTTTAGTCCAAATACTCATTTAGACACCTTCCAATCTGACCACTCAGGAAGACGGTCAGGGTCGCCGTCATAGTAGTAACGCTCTATGTTATTTTCACACACCTCGCAGAATGTGTATTGTGTATCCGCTACATCAGAGATTGCACTGATGAATGGAGTGTGTAGTTTGCACACCTCTAGTTTAAGAGGGGCTTGATAGTATCTATCTAGTGTAGTCATTTGAGACCACCTTTCTTTAAGGGATTTCTGTACCCTTGTTTTTCTTTATACTGTAAGTATAGCAGGGGGGTCTGACAAATTGGAGGGGACAAAAGGTATCAATTCGGACATTGTGAGATTCATCACATGTGATACACATCATGTGGATAACTGGTTAGACCTGTGGATAACTATTTTTCGATCCCCTGTGACGGACATCACATCCAGGACACGGCGTGTCGTCTTGACTTTTGGCGGTATTTATGATACCCTTACAGGTATACAATTAAATAACAGGGTAAAACGATGTGACCCAAATCACAAAAATACTTTCCCGACACGCCCGAGAAACAGGCTAATTTGTCAGTGGTAGGTGCTAGAATACTAGGTATAGAGATTAAATAAAGAAAGGTGTTCAAGATGAATACACTAAATAGAATAGTAGCAGAGCAACAGGCTCGCTACAAGATAGAGCATGAGGCTAACCTTGCTAAGTACCCTTGGATTAAAGAAAGCATAGAGGCTTATCGCAATGCTACTCCTGAGCAATTAGCACAGGTTGAGGCTATCCTTAGAAAGAGAGGTCAGATTAAATGACACTAGATGAATACAAGGCGCACGTTGAGGCGCAACGCAAGGCAAGCACCTTGCAAGCCCTATCACTACTAATTAAGAAAGAAAGTAAATAAATGAAAACTAATTTTGAGATAATGCAAGAGATTAACCCTCTTGCTAAAAAACACTACGGAGACATGGACTTAGCATGGCTATGGGGTTGCTCCCAAGCACTACTAACCGCACAACAGTTAGAGTTAATTCTAGGTATGCTACAAGAGAAAGAGGCTAGTCAATGAGCGCAATGTACGCACACACCTGCGAGTCATGCGGTGATACAGGTATCATTATTTTTGATGAGGGTACTACACGCATAGACCCTTGCAAGTGTTAAGATAAATCGGTGGCACTAGTGTTAGAATTATTGACGGCACTAGTGCTAAGATCTTTGCACCCACCACACTAGTGTGCTCACTAATTTATTTATTTTTATTTCACAAAAGTATGTATCATACACGTATAGAAAATATTCAGATTTTGGTCAAACCTCATTTTTAAAATTTTTCAGATTTTCACGGGATATGATAGAATAATCCTATGGCTATATTAAACAACCTAGATAACGACAAACCACTATTTGAAACAGAATCCACTTCTCTGGCTGTAAAGGTTTTTTCAGAAACCTGTTGCAATGGATGTTCTTGCAAATCTGAATCAGATCACAAACCAGAATAAAAGGTTTTATATTATAACTATTTGTTATATATAAAATTCAACGGTATATAAAACCTACCATTTACCCACTGGACATCTAGCATTTAACAACATAGACTTAGCCTTCATAAAACATCCACACTTCTGGCATGTTTGAGTCTTTTGTCTAAAGAATTCACAACCTTTACAAATTTCTAATCTCTCTGCTGCAACTTCTTCTGGACTTCTGGGCGAACCATTAAATAAGTCCCAAGGCTTAACATCTTTTTGATCATCACTCATATATCCTATTATAGCCTATAGCGAGATATAAATCCAGCATTGACACTACTAGAGTATATTACTCTTATGTTGTCAGGGGGAGGTTTGTATACTCTATTTTTCGGCTTAATTCGTATCCCGCCGAATTTGAAATAAAAATAATGTATAATAGTGTTATTATGACAGCAACTGACTGGGCTCAATTTATTCTTGCTTTGCTTTCAATTGGCGCAATTATAATTGGTGCGATTCGCTGGTACATAAAGATTCAAGTTAAACCTATCGTCGATGCCGTAGAAGATATCCGCGCCGAAACTAAAACCAACGGCGGAACCAGTATGCGTGATGAAATTAAATCAATTAAACTTGAGCAAGAAAATGCTAGAGAAAAGCGTAAGGCAACTAGTGATAAACTTGATCATATGTACGAAGTGTTATTAGACTTTGTTTCTCGTTCTAAATAACTACTATATATAAACTATCTTTTAAAAACCTTAACTATAGTATATTCTTTTCTTATATATATTTAGTATACACTATTCAATACCTGGCTAAAATAGACTTATAGTAATAAAACGGACATATAGGATTATAACGATTTGATAACTCTTTTATATACCTGGTGTTTTACGCTTAATTATGGGATATATAACCTTTTGTTATAAACCTTTATTTACTGGCATAAAATAATGTTACAATGTGAGGGCTGGCACTCTAGGTTGCTACCCCCACCCTACAGCGCCTAGGGTGTCCAGTTATGAATTATGGTATAATCTAATATTATGTGTACCCCTACAACCGAAAAACTTGGTGCTACACCAGCCAACATTCAGTGGAATGTTGTTCGTGGAGATACTGCAACACTAAAGATAGAGTTTTTTGAAGACGACGAAACTACCCCATACGAGACTACCGCTTGGTCTTTTATAGCAACTTCTTATGATCCAGTATCAGATGCTTTGGATTTATTGACTGTAGAATCCTATGAAGACGGTGTTATTTATATAATTGCAAAAGCAAATATTACAAAGAACTGGGGAATTGGAAAATACAAGCCAGTTGTTGCAGAGTTAAGGTTTGATCTTCAGGCTACAATTCCTGGGGATGGAGTCTCTGGTGGTGGTGGAGACGAAATTACAAAATGGACTCCAGTTATTGGAACAATTTGTGTAATGGGTGATGTAAGCGGTACGTTATGATAGTCAGAGTAACTCCAGCCCAAGTAAACATTCCTCCTGTAATTAAGGTTGGAACAAAAGTTTACAGAACACAGTCTAAGTAATAAGGAAGTCTATGGCAAAAAACATGGACTCGCCTCAGCCACTTAAAAGAAAGCCATACGCTCAGGCAATTCAAAGTTTAGAGCAACAATCTCAAGAATTAAAAGAATACATTGCCGTTCCTGGAATAACTGGTGAAAAAGGTGAACAGGGGCAAAAAGGTGATAAAGGAGAAAAGGGAGATACAGGGCCACAGGGTCCAAAAGGTGATACAGGGAAAGAAGGGCCACAGGGAGTCCGTGGTGAGCCAGGTAAAGGTGCTGAAGGCTATGACTCAGTCTCTGGTCAATATCCAGGATGGGCCTATTATAAAAATACAGATAACTTAAAAACAAATATTGGTCCAGAAAAAGGAAATGATGGTTGGGTTTACCCTAAATTTATTTTAGACGTAGAAAGATCAAATGAGACATATATTTCTCAAGGCTCCAAGTCTTCTTTTTTAATAGATAGCAATATGTTAAGTTTTAAATCTTTAAAAATTGGGGCAAAAGTAGACATACGGTATGACTTTGAGATTACGACATACTCAAACTATACAGACCTATGGCTTAGACTTTTTAGCGAAAAATATTCAGACCTTCCAACATCCTATGTGGCAAACCTTAAATATCAATATTCCTACGATATGTCATTTTTTCAAACGGTGTACATTAGTAACTCAAGATTAAAAACTTGCGTAATTAGGCCAGAGTTTAGATCAGACTTAGAGGGCTCTCTTATTTTAAAAGGCATGTATATATCCGTGTCTTAATGGTATAATAAAGCAGGAGGAATAATGGCATTTCCAGGAACATATAATTTTAGTTATTACCGTGGTGACACTTATCAATTTGTAATCCGTCCAAAAAATTCAAACGGAGAGTCTTTTGACCTTACCTCATATTCGGGCAACGCAGATTTTACAATAGCCAATAGGCGTGGCAGTACTGGCACTCAGATTACTGCAACTGCAACGGTAGACCCAGCAACAGACATTGTTACCTGTACTATTACGGGAACACAAGGCAGAGGACTTGTTGCTGGAACAACATATGTATATGACGTTCAAATTGATAATGGAGCAGGTGTTATTTTTACGCTTTTGACAGGGTCTATTACAGTAACAGATGATATTACTGGAGCGGTTTAATGCCAGATGTAGTATTATCAAATGATGATTTAACAGTTTTGGCTGGTCCTTCAACAGTTGAGTTACTTGTCGATATTGGCCCAACAGGAACTCGTGGTAGCAATTTTTTTGTGGGTGTTGGAAATCCAAATTCAAATGCAGGATTAAATCCAATATTAAATGACATGTATATTAACTCAGCCCCTGGAACAGACTATGGATATTTATATCAGTATGTTTCTGAACCTGGTGGAAATACATGGATTGAGGTTTTAAAAATTGCTCCAGCAATTTATTCAAAAATACATACTGTAACTTTTGGATCAGGATCAGATGCTGATTATGGAAGTGGAATGATAATTATTCCAATAACAAACATAACTTCAGTTACTGGTTTACAAGCAAATAACTTTAATGTCCAATATTCTATTATTAATGCAAAGCCACTAGCAACCTCTATTTCTTCAATTGCAGTATCTGGATCAAACCTTGCTATAAGTCTTGAAGCCTCAAAGTACGATGGAACATGGGACGATCTTTCTGGAGAAATTTCTGTACATTTATTTATTTCGGTTATGATAGAATAAGCACGGTGACATAATATGACAGAATCTATTGGCTCCCTTTATAACACGCAAATTCCAAGTTATTCAGAAAATGCTGACGTACAGGAGGCGTTTAGACTTTATCATTATGGATCTACAGATTATAATACGGCCAATACAAATACGGCAAATCTTGTAAATCCATCAATTGCTTACGCCTTAAATAATTTACAAACACAGATCAATGCCATTTCTCCACTAGACGTTAGTATTATTGATGCAAAAGGTGATTTACTTGTTGGTTCCGCAAACAATACAGCAGACAACCTTCCCGTTGGATCAAACAACTATGTTCTTACTGCAGATTCAACCCAAACTCTTGGAATTAAGTGGGCAGCACTTGATACAACGCTTACAAATACTGCAACTTTTACAAATAAAACTTTAACTTCTCCAATAATTAATGGTCTAGGAGTTATTTTTGAAGGCACAACAGATGATGCATTTGAAACAACTTTAAGTGCACAAGATCCAACAAGTGATAGATCAATAGTTATTCCAAATGAAAGTGGAACTCTAGCACTAAAAGATTTATCTTTTAACACACAAACTGGAACAACTTACACCTTTGTATTGACCGATTCTGGGAAACTAGTAACGGCATCAAATGCTTCTTCACAGACATATTCTATCCCCACAAATGCCTCAGTTGCTTTTCCAATTGGAACACAGATACACCTAGTCCAATATGGTATTGGGCAAGTAACCGTTAATGCAGCAAGTCCTGGAACAACAAATTTGCTCTCTAGCGCAGTAATCTCAATACAGCCAAAAACTAGGGTACAATATAGTTCTATAACCTGTGTAAAAATGGATACAAACACCTGGTTAGTGATTGGAGATATAGAGTGAGAATTTTAGGAGTTGTGGCCTCTTCTATTTCAAGAGTTGCATCACTTATTGATACTTTTACTAGAACAACTGCTGGATCTTTGGGTGGTACATGGTCTAATATTATTGGAACTTGGTTTGCAAATGGAACCAAAGCAGAAAATAATACAGTAACTTCAAATATTGGTTTAACTGCAGCAGAAGCAGGTGGAGAAAATCCTTTAATTCTTGCAGATGTAACCGCAGATAATGTTGGTGTTGCATTTTGGGTAACTGATTCTTCCAACTATTGGGCAGCAAGTGTAAATCAAGCAATTGTAACAACAAACACATACTCGTCATCATGTTCTACATATGCATCACAGGGATATGGCTCAACCTATACATGTACTAGTTATGCTGCTTGCACATCTACAAGTGCTAGATACGGTGCTTGCATAACATACGCTGCAACATATGCTGCATATTGTGCCACATATGGCGGAAGATATGGAACAATCTGTACAAGTTATGCCACTCCAAGTGGTCCAACAGTGTGTATAACAAGTGGACAAACTTTTGCAGGCTATAGCCAAATCTGTAGTACATACACTTCAGTATTATCAAATACAACATACTCTGGAGGAACTAGAACTTTTAATCTTATAAAAAAGGTTGGAGGAAGTTTATCAACAGTTTATACCAAGGTAATTACAGCAGCAATTTCATCTTATAGAATTATTGCAACATCAACAGGATGGCTGTGGGTCCAAGCATTTCCATCTACTGGACAATCTGGTGTTGAAACTATTGATTATTTATCACAACCATCTTCTCCTGTAAAGGGAACAAAGCAAGGACTTTACATTGATCTTAGTGGATATCTGCAAACTAAAACTGCAGACAATGTTTCTATTTCTGGATCAAGCGTTTCAAGTGTTTATACTGGTACAGCAACAGTTTCAGGTGGAACATTAAGTTCAGATGATGCATATTACTATAGAACATTTACTGGAAATGGATCATTAACAGTTACTGGTTCACTCAAATGTGATGTTTTAATTGGTGCAGGTGGTGCTGGCGGTAATGGTGGTTCTGGCGGTGGCTCATATACTTCAGGTTATGTTGCAACTACTGGAAGTTATGCTTTTGTTATTGGTGCTGCTGGAAATAATAGTACAGGAATTGGAATTACTGCGTATGCTGGAGGTGCTGGTGGTGCAACAGCCACTTCAGCAGGTAGTGCTGGTGGTTCTGGAGGCGGTGGAGGATATTCTAACAACACTAGTCAAGTCAACGTTGGTGGCGCAGCAACAAGAGCATCTGGTGGAACAATAACTTATGGTAACGCTGGTGGAACTAGTCAGGCTACAATTTACTTTACAGGCTCTGGTGGTGGTGGAGGTTGGGGAGAAGCAGGCGGATCAAACGGAAATGCAGGCGAAGGCACTGGTCTTTATGGAATCGGTGGTTCTGGCGGAGCGGGAGTTAGTACTTACAGTAACTGGGGCGCAGCAGCAGGCATTGGACAACTCTCAGGTGGACTTCGTTGGTTCGGTGGCGGTGGCGGTGGCTCTGCACAATCTGGCGGGGGTAATGGCCTAGGAACTGGAGCAAATACTTCAGGAGTTAGTAGCAGTGGTTTTGCAATGGTTAGATATTTGAAATCGGCGGTAGCATAATGGCTCATTGGGCAGAATTAGATGAAAATAATGTTGTTCTACGTGTAGTTGTAGGAAGTAATGATGATTTTAATGAAGGCTATGACTGGATAGTTGAAAATCTGGGTGGAACATGGATTAGAACAAGTTATAATACAAAAAGAGGAATACACACTTTAGACGGTATTCCAATTAGAAAAAATTTTGCATTTCCTGGATATACCTATGATAGTGAAAAGGATGCCTTTATTGCTCCACAACCATACCCCTCTTGGATTTTTAATGAAGAGGCTTGTGACTGGGATCCACCAATAGAAATGCCAGATGATGGAGAATATTATATTTGGAGAGAAGATCTCGTTAACTGGTATATTCCAATAGTAGAAGATTTATAAAAGAGATAAGAAATAGTGTATACTATATATAAAGGAGAAATAAATGGCAATTGTTGAACCAAGAGACTTTAGAACCTTGGACTATCCTAAAAGTTCTAGTTATTCTTCACACCACATTGCTTTTGTTGTTGATGGTGTTGTTGAGGAAGTTTTTCATACCGAAAATAATCTTTTTGAAATATTTTCAAATGTCTTTTCAGTAAGGCAAGCAGATAACACTTCTGAAGAACTATACAAGATTGAACTACTTGTTGATGATGTCGTTAAAGAGACATTAACTGTTTCAGAAAGATCTGCATCAGTTTTACTTTCTAATCCAGCAATTATATTCTTTGATCTTGAAACTCACCCAACTGTAGCAATTAAAGACTTATATGATTCAACAACTTTAACATTTTCAAAGCCTGTAATTGAGGAGCCTGAGCCTGAGCCAGTTCTGGGCCAGCCTTTTGTCGAAGATATTTAAACAATAAAATTAAAATAAAGGGGGTAAATAAAATTTTAAAAATTGTAAAATTTATACCAAATTCTAATGCTCAAACTACAGTAAGTCCTATATCAGCAAATATGTCTATACCACAATGGTATAAAGATGGAGAAACAGAGTATTTTCACTCTGGGGAAAAACAAAAAGGCATGAAAACATGTATTCCTTTTTTAGAATCATTATCAATAGGATATTTGCTAAGAACCTCTATTAATATTTATATTAAAAAAAATCACAATAAATCAATATCTATTGATTATGATGATGAGTTTGACTCAAGACTACTACCACCAGTTTCTCTTAGACCCCTTCAATTTGGAAGTACAATTCCAAGACCAGCAGGACACTCAGATTTAAATTTAGTTTGGCAGGCAGCCTGGGGTTGGCAAACTCCAAAAGGATACAGCAGTTTAGTTACTCATCCACTAAATAGGTCCGATTTGCCATTTACAACAACTGCTGGTATGATTGATAGTGATAAGTATATTTCTGCTGGTAATCTTTCATTTTTTTTAAAAGAAGACTTTGAAGGACTTATACCTAAGAACACTCCTTTTGCACAAATAATTCCAATTAAAAGAAATAGTTGGAATGGGATTGTTTCTTCAGAGTTAGTAGAAAAGGCAAATAAAATAGAAAAAGATGGTCATGACGGTGGATATAAAAAATATATGTGGGAAAGGAAAAAATATAAAATGGAGATAAAAAATGAGCATTGATAAAGTAACAGTAGGTTGGATTGACTCTGGATCAGTGACAAGTGGGTTTGCAGCGTATGTTGCTCAAATTCTTTTGCATAGATCTGATAAGATTGATAATGTTCTTGCTGCTTCTGGCCCATACCTTTCAGCAAATAGAAACAAGATGGTGTTACAGTTTTTAGAAACGGATTCTGAATGGCTTTTATCACTTGATAGTGATTTATTAATTGATTTAGAGTCTTTTGACACTCTTTTATCAGTAGCAGATGAAAAAGAATACCCTATTGTTGGTGGAAAATATTATTTACCACTAAAGGGAGGATTGCTTATTGCAGCACAGGCCTGGCATCCAGAAGTTCCTGGTGGTGGAGTATTTATTGATGAAACAGATATTTCAACAACAGACCTCATGATTGATGACTTACATTCACTTGGCGGAGGGTATTTGTTAATTCATAGAACTGTATATGAAACAATTTTAAATAATTCAACAAACCCAATGCCTTGGTTTAAAGATTATTATGACGATTACCCATATGATGCTTGGATTAGTGATGATATTCATTTCTTTAAACTTGTTCATGAAAATGGATTTAAAACTGCTCTTTGTACAAAAGCAACTTCCCAGCATTTAAAAACAAATATATTAGGAGATTTCCAGTATCTTTCTTTTAAAGAACAACAAAGTAAAGAATTTAATTCACATGCTAACCATAAACGTAAATCTTGGGTAGTAAAGGGGAAAAAGTGAGAGTTCTTTTAACTGGTGCTGGTGGCTTTGTAGGCCACCATACATTGTCTCATTTGCTTAAAACAACAGACTGGGATTTTGTAGTAACAGATTCATTTAGGCATTATGGGACATCTGCAAGGCTTCGTGCAGTATTTGAAGAACTTCCAGGGGAAAGAAATAGGGTAAAGGTTGTTACCCACGACCTAACAACTCCAATTGATGCCGTTACTTCAAAAGAGTTTGGCAATATTGAAGTTATTATAAATATGGCATCAGACTCCCATGTTGACAGATCTATTGAAAACCCTAGGCCTTTTGTTGAAAATAATATTGCCATTGCCTTGACTATGTTTGATTATGCAAGAACATTAGATAATCTTCAATGTTTTATTCAGATTTCTACAGATGAGGTTTATGGCCCAGCCTTGAATGGTGTTTTGCATAAAGAGTGGGAGCCACTGGTTCCATCAAATCCTTATTCTGCAAGTAAAATGGGGCAAGAAGCAGTTGCTAACGCTTATTGGAGATCCTATAATATTCCTTTGGTAATTACCAATACAATGAATATTATTGGTGAGCGTCAAGATGTAGAAAAGTTTGTTCCAAAAACTATTGCTAAATTTTTAAAGGGTGAGTCAATGCTGGTTCACTCTAAAGAAGTAAACGGAAAGTATATTTCTGGAAGCAGATTTTATTTACATGCAAGAAATCAGGCTGACGCACTAAGACACTTGGTTGAGCATTTTATTAAGACTCCACACAGATATACTGATGGTCTTGCTAAGCCCGAAAGATTTAATGTTAAAGGTGAGGTAGAAATAGCAAATGATGATATGGTAGATCTTATTGCAACTATGATGCCTTTTGAAATAAATTTTGCTCCAGTAAAATATGTAAATGTAGAAGGAACACGCCCAGGACATGATTTAAGATATGGTCTAGATGGATCTAAACTTAAAGATTTAGGCTGGAATCCTCCAGTGCCTTTTGAAAAATCATTAAAGAGAATTGTAGATTGGACGGTTAAAAATCCAGTATGGCTGAAATAGAAAATAATTTAAATGATGGGAGACAACTTCCCATCCTTGTATCAGATTATGTTGTTAAAAAAAGAATGGATATTTGTAAAAAATGTATTCATTTTATGAAAAAAACAGAACAATGTGACATTTGTTTGTGCATTATGCCTTATAAAGCAAGAAATGCAGAATCTTTTTGTCCAATTAATAAATGGAGTGCCGTTTAAACCCTTAAGGTTTTATAGATAACTGGTTTATACTTTATTTTTTTACAGTTTTATTTAGGAAACTTGCTCATCCACATTCTAGTCTTAGGTGTTATGCCCTTCCAAGAAGACCAATCTTCTCCACCCCTAGACATGTAGTACGCAATCTCAGCATTTTTGACGGGATTGAATAATTCAGCATTAGAGTCAAGATCAAACTTATCTCTACGGTCTGGACCCAAAGAGTCAATCATATTGATTTGAAACATGCCATAAGATGAGTCACCTGTCTTGTGGTTTCCGTTAAATGCTAAAGGACGACCATTAGATTCTTTCTTGGCAATAGCCCAGGCTACCACTAAGTCGTTGCCTTTGAATCCTACCAAAGAAAGCAACTTCTTTAATTCAATATCTGTAAGATTTGTTTTGTTTTCATAACGTTCTAACATTTTTGCTTTAGAAACAACAAAAGCCACCTTGTGGGTGGCATCAGGGTTTTCAGCCTGTTTAATTAGTAAGTTGTTTTCCGTAGTTGATGCATTGGCAAAGTTGCTAAAAGGTGCCACAACCCCAACCAATGCTAGGATTCCAATCCAAGCCTTCTTATCTCTTCTCATAATAAAAACCTCCTAGAGACTAAAAATGCTACTTGTTAGTAGCATGTATTAATTATAACATGAATTTGGTCTCAAAGTCAAACTTTGGATAACATTTGTATAACTTTTTAATTTTTACGCTGATAGGTGGTATAATAATAGATATTATGGCCATATATAGAAATCCCGATGAAACTCCACTAGCAGGAGTAACCGCTCCATCTACATATAATATTGGAAATAAACCACCACTTATTAACTGGACAGTTGTTATTGGAGATAGTGCTTCTTTTAGAATTTATGTTGAAGATGATCTTGAAAATCCTTTAGATTACGACACTACATCCATTGGCGATGACTCTGGTTGGGATATTAAAGGGGAGTTTAGAAGATACTCTGATGATGTCGGAGATGATTTATTGTTTACGGTTTATCCAGATCAAACAGAATTTGATGAGGCTGGAGAATTTACAGTTACAGTGTCTCCAGCACAATCTAAGATTTTAAGAACAGGCGATGTCTTTGATATTCAACTAAGAGATGCTACTCGTGTATGGACAGTTTGTCAGGGTGAAATGATTATGATTGGTGAAGTTACGGAACAAGACGAAGTTAGTTAATTATGGCAAGAACAAATATATCAAACATCGCTTTAGGTGTTCTAGTTTCAGCAACAGCCATTTCACCAACGGTAACAATATCAGATTTAAAACCAAGTATTAGTCAAATTACTTTAACACAATACCCACAGGTTATTTCAGTAAACGATATATTACCATTTAGACTAAGAATAACTAATATTGGTATTGAAGGCTACCGTCAAAATAATCCCCCAGGAATTGGGGTTCAAATAATTGGTTTCTCTAACTATATACTTTAATATTGTGATATAATTCAGACATGGCTAAAATATCAATTGCAAGCGTAAAGGCCCTGTTTCAAACAGGGGACAGACCTTCCGAGTTAAACTATGTTGACCTTATTGATACAACGTCAGCACTTTCAACAGATCTTGGGTCTTCAGGAAATAACGAATCAACCATAAACGGTATTGAAAACTCAACTATATTTGATAACTTTACGGCAAGCGAGTGGAGATCAATGAAGTATATGATCTCAATAAAAAAGACTTCTGGAGGCACAAATAAATTTTATGCCACAGAATTAACTATACTAATTGACGGAACAGATATTTCTGTCAGTGAATACGGAACAATAGACAATGATGGGAATATTGGCACCATCTCCGTGTCTAGAGCGGGAGATACAGTTTCACTAACTGTAGTTCCTGTAGGTGGGCAAACCCCTATAACCCTACGCTATATGCGTATGGGGTTAAAGGCTTAACTAAGGAGATAATAAATGGCAACAGTAACAAAAGATTTTAGAGTAAAGGCAGGACTGGTAGTTGAAGGATCAACTGCGACTGTCAATGGAAAGAATGTAGTAACAGCAGGCGTCGTTGATGCTAAGGGTGATTTAATTGTAGGTAGCGCAGATGATGCAGTAGCACGTCTTGGCGTTGGTACAAATGGCCAAGTTCTTACAGCAAACTCAAGTGCAACATACGGCGTTGAGTGGTCAGCCCCAGCAGCAGTTGGTGTGTTTGGTGCAAGCATTGAGTTTGAAGGTGCAACAGCAAATGCGTTTGAAACAACTCTTGCAGTAACAGACCCAACTGCAGATCGAACAATCACACTACCAGATGCAACAGGCACAGTAGCACTTACTTCAGATATTCCATCAAGCACTGATGGACTTTCAGAAGGTTCAACAAACAAGTATTTTACAGATGAAAGAGCACAGGACGCAATTGGAAATTCAGTTGGAACTGGTCTTTCATACAACGATACAACAGGTGCAATTTCTGTAACAGCAAATACATATGATGCATACGGTGCAGCATCTTCAGCACAGTCAGGAGCAGAGTCAACTGCTTCAGGATATGTTTCAACACATGCAGGTCTTACAGCAACACACGGTGCAACTGGTGCAATAGTTGGAACAACTAACACACAGACACTTACAAATAAGACACTTACAAGCCCAACACTTACAACTCCAGACCTTGGTGTTGCAACTGCTACATCTGTAAATGGAACAACTATTCCAAATACAAAAACTCTTGTTGTAACAACAGATAAGTTAAACGTACTTGCAGCAACATCTTCTTCAGAACTTGCTGGAATCATCTCTGATGAGACTGGTACTGGAGCACTTGTTTTTGCTAATACACCAACACTCGTAACACCAAATATTGGTGCTGCAACTGGTACATCTTTGGTTCTTTCAGGGGACTTAACAGTTAATGGTACAACAACTACAATTAACTCAACAGAAATCACAATTGACGATAAGAACATTACACTTGGTTCAGTAGCATCTCCAACAGATGCAGGTGCTGACGGTGGTGGTCTTACACTTAAGGGTGCTACAGACAAGACTTTCTCATGGGCAGATGCAACTGATGCATGGACCTCATCTGAACACCTTAACCTTGCTTCTGGCAAGGACTACTACCTAAATGGCACACTAGTAACTGCTGCAACACAGACTCTTACAAATAAGACAATCAATGGTGCAAATAATACACTTACAGTACGAATTGCAAATGATGTTTCTGGTCTTGGAACTGGTGTAGCAACATTCCTTGCAACACCATCTTCTGCAAACCTTGCATCAGCACTTACTGATGAATCAGGATCTTCAACAGTAGCATTTACAAATAGCCCAACTTTTGTTACACCAACTCTTGGTGCAGCATTAGCAACATCAGTAGGATTTGCTGATACCCTCACAGGATCTGCAACTGCAACTGCTGGAACTTCAGCAACAACAATTGATACATTCTCAGCATCAACATATACTGCTGCTAAGTATGTAATTCAAATGAAGAAGGGTACTGACATTGAAGTAATTGAAATGTTGGTAGCAGTAGACGGATCAAACAACGTTTACGTAACAGAGTATGCTGATGTAATTAGCAATGCTGAACTAGGAACAACAAATGCAGTTTATTCTGCAGGAGATGTTCTTCTTCAGGTTACTGCTGCTGCAGCAGATACCGCTGTTAAGGTAAGCAAGACCTACATCAAAGCATAATTAGACAAGGGAGCCAACTGTGGTAGCACCATCAACGACTTATAACAAAGACTTTAAAGTAAAGCATGGGTTAGATGTAACTCAAGGCGGTACTTTTGGAGGAACTGTCACAGTTGGCACACCTACTGAAAATGCACACGCAGCAACAAAACTTTATGTAGATTCGTCATTAACTAATTTTAAATTTTCTACATCCTCTAGTGCTCCAGCAACTCCTGTTGCAGGACAGGCATATATAGACTCAGATACAGGCAGATTAACTATTTATATAAATTCATCCTGGGTTGAATTTGCAACAATAACAGATTCATATGACATAAGACAGCATATCCATGATACTGCAATTGATGGAACTGGAATAGTTGTTAGCATTTTTCAAGATGGTGGATTTTATGACACACAGTTTGATTCAGATCAAGACGCAGGATATTATGATTTTAATGAATGGGCCATGATCTGGAATGGTGGAGTGGCAATAGATAATTTTAACTAATTACCTGATATAATGTTATTGAAAAACTAAAAGGAGAATATAAATGGCAACAAGAATGCAACAGCGCAGAGGCACTGCTGCTCAGTGGACATCTACCAACACTGGCAATGGACCAATTCTTAATGCTGGCGAAATTGGCTGGGAGTCAGACACCAACAAATTTAAGATTGGTGATGGAACAAATCACTGGGTAAATCTTGACTATTTTATTGACGCTAACTCAACAGCAAATCCATCATTTGGTACAAGCATTATTTTTGAAGGCGCTACCGCAAATGACTTTGAAACTACAGTTGCCGTAACAGATCCAACTGCTGACAGAACAATTACTTTACCTGATGCAACAGGAACAGTGGTTTTGGCTGACGGCAGTGGAAACCTTACAGTTTCAGGAAATTTAACAGTAAGTGGTACAACTACTACTATTAACAGCACAACAATTAATGCTACAACAGGAATTGTTTTTGAAGGTGCAACAGCAAACGATTTTGAAACAACTTTAACAGTAACAGATCCTACAGCCGATAGAACTGTAACGTTTCAAGATGCAACAGGAACAGTTGTTTTAAGAGACTCAACAGACACTTTTACAAATAAATCAATTTCACTTGGATCAAACACAGTTACATCAACTCTTGCACAATTAAACACTGCAGTTACCGATGCAGATGTAGCCTCTCTTGCAGGCACAGAAACACTTACAAACAAAACTCTTACAAGTCCAATAGTTTCAGGTCTAACACTTTCAGACGCTTCAATTATCATTGAAGGCGCATCAGCAAATGCTTATGAGACAACTTTAACGGTTACAGATCCAACCGATGATCGTATAATTACTTTCCCTGACGCAACAGGAACTGTTGCTTTAGTGGAAAACCTTACAACATCACTTAGCGGTACTTACCTTTTAGTAGGAGACCTTTCAGACACAGTTGCAGAACTTGATGGGTCAGGAGACCTACTAGTACCTGGAGCATCTATTATTATAGAGGGTACAACAGATAATACTAATGAAACTACTCTTACTGTTACAAATCCAACAGCAGATCGTACAATTACCTTTCCAGATGAAACAGGAACAGTTCAACTTAGAGTAACTGATGTTTCAGACACTGAAATTGGATACCTTAATGGTGTAACTTCTGCAATTCAGACTCAGATGGATGCTAAGGCTCCTCTTGCTTCCCCAACATTTACAGGTACTGTAACACTACCATCAGGAACAGTTACATCTACAATGATTCTAGATGGAACTATCTTGAATGAAGACATTAATGCATCAGCAGCAATTGCTTTATCTAAGTTAGCAACAGACCCACTTGCTCGTGCAAACCACACAGGCTCACAAACAGCCTCAACGATTTCAGATTTTAATGAAGCAGCACAAGATGCAGTAGGAGGAACGCTAGGTTCTGGTCTTACATATACAGATGCTTCAAATACAATTACTGTAGATTCCACAGTCGTCCAATTAAGAGTTACAAACGTAACTGACACAGAAATTGGATACCTTGATGGAGTTACATCAGCAATTCAGACTCAAATGGACGCTAAGGCTCCACTTGCTTCACCAACATTTACAGGAACAGTAAATGCAGCAGCACTTACTCTTTCTGGAGATTTAACTGTAAACGGAACAACTACAACAATTAATTCAACTACTCTTTCAGTAGATGATAAGAATGTTGTTCTTGGTGACGTTGCCACTCCTTCAGATGCAACTGCTGATGGTGGCGGTATTACTCTTAAGGGCGCAACAGATAAAACATTTAACTGGGTTGACGCTACAGATGCTTGGACTTCATCAGAACATATCAATCTTGCTTCAGGTAAGTCTCTATATTTAAACGGTACTTTATTAAAAGATGCTACAGAAACTCTTACAAATAAGACTCTTACTAGTCCAACTTTAACAACTCCTGCTCTTGGAACTCCAGCATCAGGAACAATGACAAATGTTACTGGTCTTCCGCTATCAACAGGCGTAACTGGAACTCTTGCAATAACAAACGGCGGTACTGGAGCAACAACAGCATCAACTGCTGCAGCAGCATTACTTCCAGCACAGGCAACAAACTCTGGTAAGTATCTTACAACAGATGGCTCAGGAACACTTTCTTGGGGAACTGTTTCAGGATACTCTGCTCCAACACTTGGTTCAACCTCAATTGCATCAGGTACAACCGTTACAACAGTTGCAGGATTAACTTTAACAGCCCCAATTATTACAACTTCTGTTAATGCTCAAACAGGAACAACATATACAACTGTTCTTTCAGATGCATCAGCACTTGTTACACTAAATAATGCATCAGCAATTACTGTAAGTATTCCAACAAATGCTTCAGTTGCATATGCAATTGGGAGTGTCATTAACTTTGCTTGGATTACTGGTGCAGGTCAGCCAACTATTCAGGCTACAACAAGTGGAACAACAACAATTCTTTCAACTGCAGCAACAAGCACAGCACCAAAACTTCGTGCAGTAAACTCTGTAGCATCAGCAGTTAAAATTGCTACAGATATTTGGTTAGTGACTGGTGATCTTGCATAGTACTTTGTAAAAACAAAAGTACTCAACCTATACTCAAGGTTGAATAATTAAAACTCCGCATAAAAACGGAGTTTTTTTTTGTAAATTTGTGATATACTTAATACTACTTTGGAAAACTCAAAGTACTCATCTAAATTTGCTTAGAAAGGTAAATAAATGTCAGAAGTTTTTTCGTTTCGTCTATCAGAAGAATTTGT